AAGAATCTGGAGTTATTTCTCCATCAAATTTCATTCCAAAATAATCACTATCAAAGACACAGTCCCAATCAGCTGGTAAATCTTTTACGTACCGAGAAAGTGTATCTGGAACATTTCCTCGAAACTCTATATTGTCTTCCATAAGAACTGCAAATGGATATTGACTTTTTACAATATCTTGCAGGATGAGATAATGTTTGTATGTACATGCTTGATGACCTCTTGGTAAGTCTGCTTTTGTACAAATCCCTGGAGGAAGAGGATCTGATTTATTCGGAAAAAGAACCCATTGAACATCTGTTTCTGGAATTCCAAATTTCCGAAACTGATCTTCCATGAATGGCTTTCGTGATGCATCAATTCCGTGAATAAGATAATATCGGATCATTTACTTTTTAAAAACGTTTTGAAACCCACTTATAATTTCGCGAAACCCATGAGATTTTAATTCCTGTCTTATTTTGCTATAATTACACTTCTGAGGATAATCTGCTTCAAACAGAACAGTATGTAATTGGTCATATAAGTGAGGATGTTCATCAAAAAACTCTTCTAAAAACCCTTCACAATCTGCAACAAGCGTATTGAATGTTAAATTATACATTGTTTCAATATCTTCTACACTTGCAGAAGGAATTGTAGATGAATCTGCTACAATGGATGTTGCTGCATATCCATATGGAAGCAAATTGCGAGTCTTTTTGGATACAAATCCTTTATGAATCTGGATTGAACATTTGTTTCGTTGGATGTTCTTTTCCAATGCATCCCAAACAGTGTAATCCGGTTCAACAGAAACTTGGTTTTGTTTATTTATCAATTTTTTGTTAATGATACAACTTACAGTTCCATATCTTGCTCCAAGTTCTAACACTGTTGCGTCTTCATCAACATATGAAAATGCAAGGCATTGTTCTGGATATTCGCATGTAAAATTATCAATTTTGTTGTTTTGCTCATCATACAGATGAATGGCTGGTGGGTCAGGTAAATCTAAAAAATCTATTAGTTGCCCATTTTTGTACGAATTAAGATCCCAATCAAATGCAGATTTAACAACTGGTTTTTTCCATGTAAGATAGTTCATTTGTAATTTGTTCACAAATGAAGCCAGATTTCTGGACTCATTTGTGGGGTTTCCCCCTTTTTTTGTTTTTTTTATTATTTTAATCCCATGCAACCACCACCAGTCTTACAAGACTAGTGTGTTTAGTTGGAGTAGGCCAGACCACCCATGCCGGACATCACGCGCAGCACGTTGTAGTTCAGGGCATACACGCGCACCTGGGCCGTACGAGCACCCGTCACCGTGTTCAGGGACACAGTCAGCTGCAGGGTCGCCTTGTCGATACGAGAGAAGTTGCAGGTGCCGCTGGGCTGGTGCTCCTCAGGGCGCAGGGCAAAGCTGTACACGTTGATACCCTGGGAAGGCGTACGAGTGTGGTGCTGGAAGGGCTGCACGCGATCGAAGTAAGAGCCCTCACGCTCAGTGAAGCGGTCCTGGCCGTTCAGCTGCACCTTGGCTACCTCCACGGGGTTCTTACCCTCGCAGCGCACACCGGAGTCCAGGATGACCTTGGCGAGCAGGTAGTTCACACCAGACTCGAACTCCAGGGCACCAGACTGATCCACGGAATCGGCACCGATGAACTGAGAGTACAGACCAACGGAAGGACCCTGACCCAGCACCTGAGTGGCAACACCAACCGTACCAGAGGCAGACACCTGAGTCATACCAGCGTTGGGGCCACCGAAAGCAGGCTGAGACAGCAGAGACATGATCAGACCCTCCGTGCTGAAGTCATCGGAGTAGTTGAAAGGCTGAGGGCCACCGACGGACGCAATCCAGCTGGGGTTGGAGCAGTCCACGAAGGAATCGCGCTGCACCACCCACTGGAGCTCCTTGACGGGGTGGTTAAAGTTCAGCTGGATCTTGTTGGAGCTGGACGTGATGGACTCCGCACCAGTGAACTGCACCTGCTCAATCAGATACTCGTGGCTCTGCTGGGCGAAGCGGCGACGCTCCTCAGTGTCCAGGTACACGTAGTCCACGTACAGGGAGGCAGCAGCCAGGGACTGGGCGGGGGCCGCAAAGGGACCGCCAACAGAGGCCTCAGCATACTGGCAGTTCTGCCACGTCTCAAAGTCTACGTTGATGCGCACCTCGTGGTACTGCAGGGCAATCAGAGGGATGGCCAGACCAGGGTTGCGGCAGAACCAGAACTGCAGAGGGATGTACAGCGTCTTGGCGGGGGTACCACGGCGGGGCACGCAAGAGATCGTGGTCTCAGAGCTGGAGCAAGTCGCATCCAGGGGCAGACCATTACCACGCTTCAGGAGCACCAGGTCGTGGGTGTTGCCGATCAGTGCATCTAGGGCAGCTACATTACCGGCCTCCGTAGACAGCTGGGTCCAGATCTGCATCCAGTCGCCGTACTGGCGATCAATGCGCTGGCCACCGATCTCAATCTCCACCTGCTTGAGGAGGCGGTGGCCGATGTAGTTCAGCCAGCGGAAACCCTGCTGAGCGCTGGTCTGATTGAAGGTACCAGAGCTACCGGGCGTCAGATCAATCTGGGGCAGCACAACCTGCACGTAGGTCTTGTACATCAGATCCGCATTACGGTTGATAACAGCGACCACGCGCTTGTTGAAGTCGGCCTGACCGTTGAAGGTTACCTCAATGGACTCCACGGCGAAGTTCGTGTGGCGCTTGTACAGAATCTTCCAGAAAGTGATCTGAGGGTTGCCAGAGATATAAATATCCTGAGCACCATACGATACAAGTTGCATTAAACCACCGCCCATTTTCTGTTATACTTTACAGCAAGAAAAAATATTTGCTCTAGCAAATGAACGTCTGGCTCATCCCGACCGCGAACCCTCTTTGGAATACTCTCATACGTTCTATTGTCATGATTGTTATTCTCATTTTTGGATTTGGAGTTTCATTCTATAATGCATACTGGGTAGCTATAGTCCACGACATTATCAGTTTAATTCTGATTCGCCCACTTGTTTAAGTATGATTATTTCAATAGAAAGAACAAATGATACTCCCTGCATCTGCTTCTGATGTTACAGAGACTATACGATCTTCTGCACAAGCAAATGGGGCTCTTTCACAAGCAAGTAGTGCTTCATCTGGAAGACCTGTTAAAAGATCAACTGGATCTGTCATACCATCTCGTCCTCTAAGTGCAATTGGAGCTATTATTAGAGCGGGTGCGATTGCTAGAAGTATTGGATTAATTACACAAGGAAGTGGTGGTTCTACAGTAGGAACTGTATCTTCTCACACTGGAACAAAGTCTTTCATAACAGTGACGGGTGTGAACTATGACTTGTATACATTCTTAACAACTGGAGCGAATACGTTTGTAGTGAGTGGTGGAAGCGTTACTGCAGATATCTTTGTATTAGGAGGAGGTGGAGGAGGTTCATTCCAAGGAGCAGGTGCTGGTGGGTTGGGAATATATTCAAACGTAATTATTCCAGCAGGAACATACACAGTTACCGTTGGAGCAGGTGGTACTGGACGTGCAACAAATGCTCAGGGTCAAGCTGGAGGCGATTCAACGATCATTGTAAGTGGAAAAACGTATAAAGGAATTGGAGGAGGAGGCGGTGGTCAATACGGTGGCGGCAATGGACCAGGTGGTAATGGTGGTTGTGGAGGTGGTGGCATGAGAGTAGACGGCATGCAAGGAAGAGCTTTACAAACTGCAGCGGATGGCGGATATAACGGTTATGATGGTGGATGGTATGTATACGGTGCAGGAGGAGGAGGTATGGGCGGATCCCCATCACCCATCCAAACGGGAGGTCCCGGAATAAGTGTTAACTTTACGGGTACAAGTACTCACTATGGAGGTGGAGGTGGAACTAGTGAAGGTGTGGGTGGAAATTGGGCAGGAGGCATTGGTGGAGGAGGTTTAGGTGCTCGTGGTGCTTATGGAGGAGGAGGCACAGATGGACTCGGGGGTGGAGGTGGGGGTGGAAACAGTTTCGGAGGCAATGGTGGTTCCGGTCGCGTCATGATTCGAGTTG